TGAAAACAACCTATGTATATAAATTATTAATATGTATAAATTATATATATGGAATTAAAAGAAGAAGAAAACCTATTACAAAGTACTAAATATGATTTTTTGTATCCAAATTTAAATGATCGTAATTTTAATATTAAAATTGCTGAGAAAAAAGAATTCAATGATACTGAATATAATGGAGAGATACATGATGTAAAAACACATGGCGACAAACTATGTAATGCTAATTTTGAACTTGCCAATCATCAAATATTTGTTAGAAATTTCTTATCGAATCAAACCCCATACAATGGATTACTATTATATCATGGTTTGGGTACTGGGAAAACATGTTCGGCAATTACAATAAGCGAAGAATATAGAGAATACATGAAACAAATGGGATTAACTAAACGAATAATTATAGTCGGCAATAAAAACATACAAGATAATTATAAATTACAGTTGTTTGATGAAAGAAAACTTGAAAAAATTAATGGTTACTGGAAATTATCCGGTTGCACCGGCAGTAAGCTTATAACCGAAATTAATCCTATTAATATGAAGAAAAATATGACTAAAGATAAACTTATATCACAAGTAAATAACATTATTAATTCATCCTATCTTTTTCTAGGTTATCGTGAATTTGGAAATATGATAGCCAAAAAAATTAACAAGTTTGCAAATGAACCTGACTTGAAAATTAAACAGAAAAATATTGAAACCGCTCTAAATAATGAATATTCTAATAGGCTTGTCATAATAGATGAAGTTCAGAATATTAGACTTACAGATAACATTGAAGATAAAAAAGTAGGGCAACGCCTATTAGAGTTAACTGGATATGTTAATAATCTTAAACTTATTTTACTTTCCGCCACACCTATGTTTAATACTTATAAAGAAATTGTATGGTTATTAAATTTATTAAATAAAAATGACAACCGAAGTATCATAAATATTAAAGATATATTTGATAAAAATGGAAATTTTATTAAAGACGTAAACGGCAATGAAATTGGACAGGAACTTCTCATACGAAAATCAAGAGGGTATGTATCATTTATTAGAGGAGATAATCCATATACATTTCCATATCGTATATATCCTGCTTATTTTGACCCTCAAAATAGTATTAAAAATATGTCATATCCTAGAATTCAAATAAATGGTATTCCTATATTACAGGGTATATCACATGTTGATGTATACACGGTCGGTATCGGTTCTTATCAAAAAACAGTATACGATGAAATTACAAAAAAACTCAGGAAAAATTATAAAGATATCAACGAATCAAATTTAGATAAAGGATTTGGATACCAAGAACTTGAAGCTCCTTTACAAATACTTAATATGACTTATCCTAATTTAGATGAAACTACATCTGATATTAAAGAACTATATGGAAACAATGGTTTAAAAAATGTAATGAATATAAAAAAACCACAAGCCGAGTTTGAATACAAATATGATGACTTAAAAATATTTCAAAAAGATATTATAGGTAATTACGGTGCAAAAATAAAAAATATATGCGATTCTATCATGATTTCCGAGGGTATAGTACTTGTATATTCACAATATATTGATGGTGGGATAGTCCCAATTGCTTTGGCATTGGAAGAATTAGGATTTACTAGATTTGGACGTGAAAATCTATTCTCTAAACCGCCTTCCGAGTTGATAGATGCAATTACTATGAAACCTAAAAGTAGTGTTGAAACAAACTTCAAACCTGCTAAATACTGTGTAATATCCGGTGATATAGTTTTGTCACCTAACAACAGCAAGGAAATTAAAAAAATTACGGATTCAAATAATTTATATGGAGAAGAAGTTAAGGTAGTATTAATATCTAGAGCAGGTTCCGAAGGCATCGATTTAAAAAATGTACGTCAAATACATATTATTGATCCATGGTATAATATGAACCGCATAGAACAAATCATAGGTCGCGGTGTAAGAACATGCAGTCATAAAGATTTAGAGTTTATTAGACGGAATGTTATGATATTTCTGTATGCTACATATATTAATGACAGAGTTGAAACACTAGATTTATATTTGTATCGTTTAGCAGAAATTAAAGCATTAAAAATAGGAAAGGTATCCCGTGTTTTAAAAAAAAATGCCATTGATTGTTTATTAAATAAACAACAAACCAACTTTACAACCGAAAATATGAATCAAATTGTTGAACAACAATTGTCAAATGGATTATCTATTGAATGGGAAGTAGGAGACAAACAATATTCTTCTTTATGTGATTATATGGATACATGCTCTTATAACTGTGACCCAAATAAAGACAATTTAGAAGTAAATTATGCTACCTACAATGAAAGTTTTGTTTCACTAAATATTGAAAAATTAATTGAAAAAATAAAAGATATATTTAAAGACCAATATGTATGTGAAAAAGAACAACTTATTCGCAAGATTAATTATGTTAAAGAATATCCGTTAGTGCAAATCTACTCTGCGTTAGATAAAATATTGAATGATGATACTGAGATTTTAACAGATATGTTTGGGAAAAAAGGATACTTGGTAAATGTATCAACATACTACTTCTTCCAACCAATTGAATTGAAAAATGAAAACATAACAATACATGAACGTATAAAACCTATTGATTATAAACATGAAAAAATAAATATAACACTTCCAAAAAAGAAAACAGCAACAATTATTGAACACAATGTCGAATCACTCACAGGAGAGTACGAAGAACAAGAACGAGAACAAGACCAAGAACGAGAACAAGACCAAGAACGAGAACGAAATGATAATATAGATGTTATGCGATTAATAGGCAAATTAAATGATAATTTTATTACAGCTACATCAGGACATTTACCTTCGTCGACAAGAGGACTCAAAAATTGGTATGATGTATGTAGAATAACAATAGACAGAATGGTAAATGAAACAATAGAAAATGAAATAGTAGAAATGAAGATTCTTGAATACTTTGTATTAGAACATATCATGGAAACTGTCAATTTTGAAGAAACATTTAAAATATTACAATACATAACACAAAAATCTACATTAAGCGAATTTGAGGATCTTATTCATAAATATTTTAAAGATAGAATTATTAAAAATAATGACACAATAGCTATTGTTTTATTAAATGAAAAGCCTGAAATGTACGTTTTAAAAGATAAATCTTGGAAAAAGCCGCAACCTCAAGACGCAATTGATTTAAGAGAGGCTATCAATAACCAACTTGAAATACCTAAAGAAAGATTAGGTAATACTATTGGATATATTGATTATTTTAAGAAAAAAGAGTTTATATTTAAAACAATTGATACCGAGAATGTTAAAAAAGGTTCCAGATGTGATCAAACAGGTAAAAACGCAACGCTAAATGTTTTAAATAAAATAGTAGGGTATAAAAAATATACAAAAGAAAATACCAATGGTTTAAATGTCGCCACTATGTGTGTGGAACAGGAATTATATTTGAGATTTTTTAATTATATTAAAAAAGATGGTTATTATTGGTTTTTAAGAAAAGAACAAATGTTTAATACAAAAATGTAAAATAAATTGAATAAAATAAATAAAAATTAACAAAGTATAATATAATATGGCAGATACAAACAATTATCAATTAATGTCTAACAAATCGCAACTAACAAGAAAAGTTCATATACCTATGAAATATATCGGCGATAATATTATTTCATTAATTAAGAATAAACTTACAGATGTAATAGAAGGTAAATGTGCGGTTGAAGGATATGTTGTTAATGAATCTATTAATGTACTTAATTATTCTAGTGGGACACTTATTGGTTCTAACGTAGAATTTCAAGTAGTATTTGAATGCAACATTGTTTGTCCTGTTGAAGGAGCACTCATCTCATGTGTAGTAGAAAATATTACAAAAGCAGGCATTAAAGCTAAAATACCTGGAGATGTATCACCACTTGTTATTTTCGTGGCAAGAGACCACAATTTCAATGAAGCAAAGTTTAATAACATAAATGAAAATGAAACTATAGTTGTAAAGGTTTTAGGACAAAGATATGAACTTAACGATAAATACATATCTGTTATTGCCGAAATGACAGATAAAACATCCGAACCAATAAAAAAAGAAAAGAAACCACGCACACTTAAAACACAACGCAAAATTAAATTAAAAGTTAAAGAATAATTTGAAGAATAATTTAAAGAATAATTTACAATTTTAAGGATATGAATATAGAAGAAATCAAAGAATTAAAAGACAAAATAGAAATACTTTCTAAGTCTTATCAAATTGAAATAGGAAGATTATTACTTAGCAACGGAGTTCAAATTGATGAAAATAAAAATGGAATATTTATTAATTTAACAAAAGTAGAACAAGAAGTTTTGATTAAAATAAAAGATTATCTTGCATACGCTAACATACAGGAAGATAAACTTAAAAACATTGAAAACAAACAAGAAGAACTTAAAGATTATTATTTTAAAAATAATAATAATGAATCAAAAGTTAAAAGCAAATAATCTTGTAAATGATTTACTAGATTATATGTACATTATAGAACCTGATAAAATTATTCCTAAGAAAATTATAAATACATCTTCTATCACTCCTATGGAAACCGAACCACTATACAAACCAAATGAAACTGATTCACTTTTTTGGTGTTTTTTATATCTTTTAAAAAATAAATCCGACTCTAATTTTGATTTAAATTTTAACTTTAACTTTGATGAAGCAAATAAATCTTTTAAAGCGGAAAAAGAATTTAAGATAAATTTTATAGAACTCGTTAAAAACGATCACAATTTTAAAAATTTTTTAAAATTATATAAATTAAAACTTATAGACATAGAAAATGAACTCATTAATTCTGAAAAAATATCGAAAAAAACATTGTTATCGTTGTGTTTTTACTATAAATTAAATATTATAGTTATTGAAAATAATATTTATTATAAGTTTTGCTTAGGTGGAGAGGAATCACATGATACTCAAAATTTACAATCTGTAAATATTATATTACTTAAAAATAAATGTTACAATCTTCTCAAAGATAAAAATAAGAACGAAGATTATCTTAAATCTAAATTAGAAGCACATAATTTAAATAAACCGATTAAGGCAATTAGTGGTTATAAGGTTGACGAACTTAAGACTATAGCTACTTTGTTAGATATTAGTATTGATAAAAATAAATCTCAGTTATACGAATGTATAGTGCATAAGCTCAATTATAATTATAATTGAAATTAATTAAATAATAATGTGTTTTATTATTATATATATGTCTGAGGAAAAGAAAGGATTTCATAATATTGTAAAAAAATATATTATTGATGTTCCTTACGTTAAAAATGAATCTCGTGGGAATCCCGAATTAGAGATTAGATTTGGTACATTAGGACATAAGCACATCACTCGCATAGATTATGAAAATGTATGTAAAAACATATTATCACATGGCTTTAAACCTACGAATAAACTGGGAAAATCTATGTTAAGAATATCAACAGAATATACTGATAGAAATACTGGAAAAATTAAAATGTCCAATATTAGAACAGAAATTAACGGAATAGATGCTGTTAAAAATTATTGTAAAACAAATCGTTTACCTGAAATATACGACTTTGTGCAAAAAACTAATGCTAAAAATAATGATAATACCATATTGCTTCCACAAAATATTAAATCTTACAATCTAAGAATTTCATACACTAATGAAAACAATATCAATAAAGAATCCAGAATGGCGCGTTCAATCATTGAATCTTGGACTGATACCAAGAAAACATTTAGATATATAAATAGAACATCTTTCACGCATGACGATTATCCAATCAGTATTGATTGTAGTATTATAAAATCTTCAAAAGCCAAGGGTCGTTACATGATGTCTACCTTCACAATACAAGAAACCGACCTATTCAATAATCCAGAAACATACGAAATTGAAATTGAGGTTGACAACGCAAAACTTGAAGGTTATACAACTGAAAGGTTGGAAGCAATTCTTATGAAATCCATTAAATTTGTTTTGGGCGGACTACAACAAACAAACTATCCAATATCCTACAATGAAATTGACGATATTGGCAAACAATATTTAAATTTAATTAAAAATTCATCTAATTATCTAAAACCATCTACATTTATAGGTCCTAATTCCTTTACATTGCAAAAACCCAATATATTGGAAAATGACATGACACACAATATATTAAATGATTATACTGTTACAGACAAAGCCGATGGACTTCGCAAACTTATGTATATTTACAAAAATGGGTTTATCTATTTAATAAATACAAATATGAATATACAATTTACTGGATGCAAATGTGGCAATAATAAATATTTTAATACAATTATTGACGGAGAACATATAATACACGATAAAAATGGTAAATATATTAATCTATTCGCTTGTTTTGACGTGTATTTTATTAATGGTAAAGATGTACGTGATAGTTTATTCGTTAAAACTACACCCAAAGAAGACAAAAACACATATAGATTACAAATGCTTACTGAAATTATAGATAATTTACAGATGAGCGGTATTACAAGTAAATTACCAACATTTAAAATTAAAGTTAAACGATTTTATGTATCTAATGAAGCAATATCCATATTTATAGCATGCAAACAAATATTAGATAACGAAAAAAATGGTGGTTTTGAATATGAAACTGATGGACTAATATTTACACCCTGCAATTATGGTGTTGGACTGACTAAACAAGATAAACAATTAAAATATAATAAATCATCTTGGGAATACAGTTTTAAATGGAAACCAAGTCATTATAATACCATTGATTTCTATATCACAACAAAAAAGATTGATAATGGTACCGAAGCTATAAAAACTATATTTCAATCTGGAACTGATACCTCATCTGCTGAAAATATTATTCAATATAAAACCATATTACTACGTGTAGGTTTCGATGAAGCCAAGAATGGATACATTAACCCATGTCTTGATGTTATTAACGACACTATACCTAAAAAAATAACAAGTGATAACCCTGATGCTTACAAACCTGTATTATTTTATCCAACCAATCCATACGACTCTAACGCGCATGTATGCAACATAATACTTAAAAAAGACAATACGGGTTCTCTACAAATGTTTACAGAAGAAGGTGAAGTTTTTACAGATAATACTATTGTAGAATTCTCATATGACCCTTCAAAAGAACCCGGTTGGAGGTGGACACCATTAAAAGTAAGATGGGATAAAACAGCCGAATTGAAAGGCGGTAGTAAAAATTACGGTAATAACTATATCGTCGCTAATAGCAATTGGCAAAGCATACATAATCCTATAACTGATGAAATGATATCCACAGGAGAAAATATTATAGAAACTGAAAATGATATTTACTATAATAAACAATATGGAGAATCACACACAAAAGCCATGAGAGATTTTCATAATTTATATGTTAAAAAAATGTTAATTAAAGGTGTGTCTGAAAGTGGTTACACCTTGATTGATCTTGCTGTTGGAAAAGGTGGCGATTTCTCAAAATGGATAGAATCTAAATTATCATTCGTATTTGGAATTGATCTATCCAAAGATAATATTGAAAATAGAATGGATGGTGCGTGTGCGCGTTATCTAAATTACAAGCAAAAGATGCGTTTTGTTCCAGATGTATTATTCGTTAATGGAAATAGTGGACTTAATATTAAGAGCGGAGAAGCTATCCTTTCTGAAAAAGAAAAAATGATAACGCAAGCTGTCTTTGGAATTGGAGAGAAAAGTGAAAAACGATTAGGAAAAGGTGTATATAAAAGCTATGGTAGAGGTAGAGAAGGTTTCAACGTTACATCTTGTCAGTTTGCTCTTCATTATTTCTTTGAAAATATTGTAGTATTAACTAATTTCATTCAAAATGTATCTGATGCAACTAAAATAGGGGGACACTTTATCGGTACCTGTTACGATGGAAAATCAATATTTGATGATTTAAAAAAACACACGTTGGGGCAAGGTATGACTTTGTTTAAAAATGATATGAAAATATGGGAATTACTTAAATTATATGAAAATGAAGATTTTAAAGACGACGAGTCATCTCTGGGATATCCTATTGATGTATACCAAGAAACCATTGGCAAAAATTTCAAAGAATATTTAGTTAATTTTACATATTTTAAAACAATAATGGAAAATTATGGATTTATACTTGTATCTAAAACTGAAGCTAACGATATGAACCTACCTAATGGTTCTGTAATGTTTAATGAATTGTTTACACATATGGAATCACAAATGCTCGTTGAGCCAGAATTAAAAAAGTCGTTCGGAGATTCGCATAAAATGAGTTATGAAGAAAAGAAAATTTCGTTTTATAATAGATATTTTGTATTTAAAAAAGAGAGAAATGTGGGAACGATTAAATTAAACAAAGATACTCCAAGTAAGTTTATTGTTAAACCTACCAATATTAGAAAACTATCTAAGCGAATTATTATTAAGTATGAATAAATATAACATAAAAATTATTTGACTAACTTTGTTATGAGATATTTTAATTTACCTAATAATAATTCTATCATTAAACCGTCTGAAATAGTGATAAATACCATTAAACATAATGATATATGTTTTTCTTTGGTGGAATCATTAAAAAAAAATAAAAATAAAATTAACCAAATAATAGACGATTGGGATAAATATAAAAAATACACTAATAGTTATGAATTTATACATACACAAATTCCCAACACTAAAATATCTATTAGTAAATATAAACCATTGTCTAGATCATATTTTAAAATGGTAGAAATTATTAATACATTCAAATTACTCAATAAATACAATAATGAAATAAAAACTTTTCACTTAGCAGAAGGACCTGGCGGGTTTATTGAAGCAATTGCTAATATGCGAAAAAATAAAAATGATTCATATGTAGGTATTACACTAATTAATAAACATAGCACCATACCTAATTGGAATAAGTGTAAAGATGTTATGAAAAAACATAAAAATATTGCGCTTGAATACGGTTCCGACGATACAGGAGATATTTTATCTCCTGACAATTTAAGTTATTGTTTTCAAAAATATAAAAATAGCATGGATATCATTACTGCCGATGGTGGGTTTGACTTTTCAAGCGACTTTAATAATCAAGAGAAATTAGCATGTAATTTAATATTTGCCGAAATATGTTTCGCTATTTTAACACAAAAAAAAGGTGGAAGTTTTATTATAAAATTTTTTGATATATTTACATTAGCATCTATAGACTTGTTGTATATTCTTTCTTGTTTTTATACAAATATAGCTATAACTAAACCTTGCACTAGCAGAACTGCTAACTCTGAAAAATACATTGTATGTGAAAATTTCAAATTTGATGATACTAGCGCCTACTATGATACATTTCATAATATATTTTCTTGGTATGATTTAAAAAAAGTTTACATAGGTAGATTATTAAATTCCGTTATACCAACCATTTATTTAAATAAAATTAAAGAAGTCAATTATCTTTTTGGTCAACATCAAATAGAAAATATTAACACCACAATTGAATTAATATTAACCAAACATTCATCAGATAAAATAGATAATTTAAAGAAAAAAAATATAAGTAGATGTATTGATTGGTGCAGCAAAAATGGAATTCCTTATAATAATATAGTTATATAAATTAAAAGCATTTTGTAGCCGTACCATTTCTACGATAACAAACAGGAGGTGTATTTTTATTACCAGAAAATTTCCCTGCCTTTTGTATAGTATTGTATTTTAAACGCGCAACACGAGAGCTTGAATCTACCGCACCCTCCATTCCATATTGGTGATTACTTGGTTTGTATATTACTGTATTATATGTATTGTCCGCACATTGTCTACCTTGAAACATCGAACTATTCATAGCCTCGTCTGTTGGCCATATAAAATTACCACTGCCATCATAATACGATACACCAGATAATTTAGTTATAAATGTGTTGTTATTATAATCCATGTTTCTCGATTTAAGATAAGAACTGCTATTTGCATAATACTTTTTATTAACTAGTGTTACAGCACTTTTAATTTTTGACCCCCCACTAAATGAAATGATGGAACCTGTGCCTTTTGTGCCAACCGGTCCCCGCGTATTGTCAACACTTCTACATCCAGACGCATCACGTGCTCCATTTACAGCTAATGCCGATGGACTAATATATTTACCTAACATTTTAAACTCTGTTCCTATTGTATAATTAGACGAACAATTGTCACAATTTGCACTCTTTCCCATGTTTAAACTATTTGTGTATCCACCTTTTCTCCATATTTTCAAAGGTTTTCCGTTCTTTGAATACCATGTAGTTGTACTTGTGTTATCCCTTGTATTATAAATATTTTTTGGTATATATGTTATTTGAGACATTTGATATAATATAATTAAAGAAAATAATTATGTTATATATTACTATAATGGTGAATCGCTTTAATAATGATATAGATTTATTACACAATCTTGTACGTTCTCGCGAGAATATTCAAAAAAAACCTTTACCTGACGATGTTTTTGTTCATCTTTTTGTTGCCGGTCTCACTAGTTTAATCCTTATTTTATTAGTTAATGTATCCAAAAGAACTTAATTATCTACAATTACGTAAAGTATATCACTAGATACTAATGCACTTATTATTCCAATATACAAAAGAAAAGGAAACAAAACTATCACCCACGAAACATTTACATACCCACGTTTACATAATGTATTTAATAACCATGTCCAAAATAATACATATATAAGTTGTAATATTAATCCTGTGGTTTTATTAATCATATCACATTCATAATTTCCTACACAAAATGTTCCATCGTCTCCATTCACTAAATTCTGTACTAATATTCCTACTATACCTATTACCCCTACCAATAAATAAAGCATCGCCGGTTCGCACATGCTTTTTCTATTAAGAAATTTCATATTCATAGGTAATGATGTTTTTAGAGCATTTGTGGCCGCACGTGCAGAAGATAAAGAACGAGGTCTAGTTTTTTTATCTGGTGCCATTATATATAAAATAACTAAAAAAAATTTATAAAATATTTATTCATCTTCCTCATCTCCTTTATATTCATCGTAATATTCACGATATCTATTTCTTAATTTTAAATGATCCTTTGTAATCATCAAAATCACGAAGAAGAAAAACATCGCAATAGGCAATAAAATAAAAATCCACGCAACATTGGTATAACCATTAGAACAAAGTAAATTTAAAATCCATGTCCAAAATATTATGTATAAAAATTTAATTATAAAAACTAAAGGCCTATTCACCCTTTCACATTCATAGTTTCCAATACAATAATAAGTGCTCCTTGTGTTTTTTATTACCGATAATATATAAGCTATTATAGAAAATACTAAATATACCATGGCAGGACTACATAATTCCTCATCACCCATTTATATATTAATGATATATTAAATTGGTTGATCTAATACAGCCGAACTATGTCTATGATCGTTTCCTTTCAAACTGTTGTATACTTTGTCTTTAACATCCATTACGGGATCCACCACCATACCCCAAGGTCTCACATGGGAAGGTAATGGATTAAACATTAAAAATAGTATGAAAATTATTACTGAAATCATTAAAACTTGTTTCATTTTATATATACTACTTCAAGAAAATATTATTCTATGTCTACGTGTGTCAACATATGACGCCTACAACACATACTATTTAATTCTAGTTGATCCATTATCATTCCTTCCGGGGTTTTCTCAACATTCTCATTCGTTAAATAAATTACTTTGTCAGCATCCAGATTGTTTTTTACTTTCTCTTTTCTAACATTAATTCTATAATATTCGTATTTGTCCGCTAATACATTCCCACAAGTAAAGCATTTTATTGGTATAATCATTCTTATTATTATACTAATAATATAAATTTTATATTCAATTTTATATTATTCAAAATCTATGTAAAATCTATGTAAAATCTATATAAAATCTATATAAAATTTAGTTTATCAAGACCTACGATATACATATCATTAAATTTAGAATTATTTCCGTCCTCACCTCTAAATGTTCCATTTTTTGTCCGCATTTTATAAATATCTAAATAACTTTTAGTTATTCCTATAAAAATTAACACAATTATTACACCAAAAACATTAATAGTTAAATAACTCATCGTTTTTTTAATCTTCTCAAATAAATTCGGATGTAAACCAAATACTATAATAATGAGTATTATTATTGACATATAAAATGCTATATCCATATATATATATATTTGCTAAATTAAATTTCTTCTAAACATATACCTATTGTTGTTTTATGCTTTTTGTGTATGATTTTATTTGATGTAACCTTTTTATGACATTCTTTACATATACTCATTAAATTTGCTTTATGATTTTTCTTAAACCCATCTATAAATCCCATTTCATCCGCAGACTCTTGCGGGTACATATGATGTGTTTCACTTGCTATTTTATTACACAACTCACAATTACCAACTATCTTCTCGCTATTATAACGACTCGTGTTCATTGAAAGAATTCCCTTGTCTTTTGGGTTATATTTAATACGAATGTCGTGAGCACGTTTTAAAAAGTCCTCGGGCATCGAAAGCGATTTGCATACCTCCAATCCATAACTACTGTTACCCGCCGTGTCTTTCAGTATTCTATCGTAAATTAATATATCATTTGATTCATCATACCTAACCGTCATATGTTTCAATTCTAATTTCTTTAATTCTTTTATTTCATCTCTATCCGTTATTTCATGAAAATGTGTAGCAAATACAAACGATGAACTTTTATTATGTAATTCTGTTACACCCGAAATAAATATGGCTGTTGCCGATTCGGTTTCTGTTCCCGAACACAACTCATCGCCTAATATTAAACTGTTCTTATCCGCATACTTCAGTATGGTTCTCAACTCAGACATCTCAACCGCAAATGTTGATAACCCCTTGAAAATATTATCATTCCCCAATATTCGTGTAAATATTTGTGTATACGGATTATAATCCATCTCACTACAAGGCACATAAAGACCTGATTGTGCCATTATAATAGTTATACCTAATGCCCTTATCAAACTTGTTTTACCAACAGCATTCGTTCCGTATATTAACATACCATCCATCATGTCACCCAATCTTATATCGTTCGCAACGTATAACTCACTTGTGTTTAGGTTCTCTATCAATAAATGTCTCAGTCCTTTACAATTAAAATACGATTTGTCTGTATTTACTATTTTAGGCTTACATAGGTTGTTGTTTACCGATATATACACCTTGTTCTGTAATACATCCAATTTCGTTATGTAATTAATTACATTCAAAAATTTATCTGATAACTCTATGAAATTATTTACATATTTTTTATATTGTAAAACTACCTCGTCTAACATGTGCGTTTTTGTCGTAGTTATTGATTTATATATGTGTTGCATTTGACTACCCATTATATTTTTATTTGTACCTGTTGCCGTAACAAACTCTAAATCATCTACATTTAATATATAAGTTTTCGTTTCGTTTGATGATTTATAACTTGAACTATAACTTGAAATATAACTTAGTTCTATAGAACCTGTTATATTCATCCGTTTCAGTTCCTCTGTTATGGTTTTAGCACGCTTTTGTGTCAATTGAAGCGTGCAACCACTTTTTTCTGTGTCGTGTATCTTGATATATTCACATGAACTTGCGTTTGTGCTTGTAGTCTTACGACGACTCGTCTCATAAGTTAAAAGCATATTATTCAGATATTTTCTAACACATTCTAATATATCATTTCGTTCATGCCATTTTTCTATTTTATTATCTAACTCTTCAATAACACCTTCTTTTATTATATTTCTATCTATGTTTACGGTGTTTACATCCTTACAAGCTTTTATATCTAACGTATATTTTATACTATTCAGTATCTCATCGCATCCTTTTTGTATTTCATCACTATTTGACCCTACTTCTCCGGTATCTAATAGATATTTATTTAAGATCTTATCCTTACATAGCCCTTTATATACACTCCTAATCGTCTCTATATTATCATGAATCGTTACAAAATTAACTGGTGTTATCTCCTTCTTTAATAGTTTCCTATTTAACTTCTCCAGATCTTTTATATCCTGAATATTCGTTCTTAAACTACTTAATTTATTGGTTGTTATCAGATACTCTGTAATATCATATTCTTTTATAAGTAATTTGCTATCTGAAATTGGATGCAAGATTAAATGTTCAAATGCACGTTTGCCCATTGGAGTAACCGCATTGTTTAAAAATGTCGCGATTGATGATAGTTTGCCTTTATAATTACTATCTTCTATAATATTTAATTGTTTTAATGAATGATTTGATGTAGCTAATTTATCATTGTTTACCGTCTCATAATAAGGTTCATGTATCTTAGATACTAAACTTGGATCTGATTCATACAAAAAATTTAACAAATAACAATATGCTTGGCAAGCAATACAATAATTAGATAATTCTAAATAAATATTCTCATTGTCTTTTGTTTCGTAATACTGCTCTATTATTTGTTTTTGATATGTTTGCTTTTCACAATTTATTACCTTTTGTTGTTCTGAGGAAATTTTATGAATTTTTGATGATTGAATATTAACAAAATTAATGATATCATTAATTTTGTTTTCATCACCGAAATTATGTATGATAATTGTCTCGCAAGGATTGTATATAGAAACAAATTTCTCTAATTCGTCAAATGTCGCTGGATTATGTAGATATTCATTTGAAAATTGTTGTATAAAAGATTTGCCTGTATAAATATCTACACAAGCAGACCCACAAACAATGGTTTGTTTTAGTGAATTATTTAAAAATATATCTGAATTATTAATATTTATCCAAAGACACATAATATTGTTTGTTAGATTATTTGTTTCATTCATAAAATTTGTTCCAGGTGAATAAATACCTTTTAAACTTCGTGGAGAATTTGCCGCTTGCACATCTTGGACTATAACCGGACATGTATACCCTTTTTCATTTAATTTTCTTAAATATTTATCTATCATCTGAAGTCCAAATCCTGCCATTACTACATTTTTACCTTGAACACATATCTTTTTATTAGCAATATTTAATTCGCAAATCTCGGTTATATTAACCAAATCTGACCCTGTAATCACGCCACATTTATCTTTTAAACCATATATTTCAAAAAAACTACCACACTGCATTAAAACAACGGTTTTATCACCATGACTAGATTTATATTTTGTGGTTTCTTTTATATATTCGTCCACTATACCCATATTAGCTATTATAACTATTTTTAGGTTTTTAAGTTAATTATATTCTATATATATATATATATGGCAGAAGAAACGAAGGAAGGGACAGACGATGATAAACTGATAAAAAATTATAATGAGTTATTCCAACGAATGCCAACCAAGAAGAAAGATAGCGTGTTCCTTAATGATATTTCATTACCATTATTAATAGATTTCTTGCACGATAAAACTGATACAACTATAGGGTGGCAAGATATCAAATTCAAAAATAATGGCAAGGCGGTGGGGTCAGGAATGGAATCATCTATTTTAAAAAGTTTTTTGGATTTAAACCGCGACGATGATGACAATACCAAAAAATACAGTGATAGTATTTATGCTTTTTATTTTGATCCGGATACAGAAAACTCTAGCAATTACCAAGAAAAAGATTTTTTACTTAATTATTTAAAAAGACCTATTGTTTATTGTAGTCCTCTCGGCGAGAGCAAAGGAACATTGATGGAATTGTTATATGGCGCAAAAGAAGCGCCAACAGGTGCAATTGATACTAATCGTTTTAAGTTTCCATATGAACATGTAGATGCATGGAGGTTTCCAAAAGAACTTTACCAACCAAATCTATCGATGCCAATGCGAACTCAACCGGGAGCAAGATTGGATTCTGCGGGGCAGGGCAGCTACATATTGAACGGAACCCAAGCCATACATTTTATACATGACTTGAATGCGGATCCATGGAAGCAAGATCAAGAATTTCTAAAAATACGGCGTAAACAGGTGATAGCTGCTGAGAATAAGACGACGGGGACCAAGGTCGTAACTATTTTCGCAGTAGATGTTACAGAACTAAAAAAAAAGACGCTAGATAGAATTAAGAAATACTGCAGTAACCCGCCGCCGTCGGAATTATTAATTAAAAGTATAGATATTCTAGATGAAACTTTAAATTCTTTTAATTATCACCCATTAAGCAACACTCTTTCTTTCAGTCCACACGACTCTGATAAGTCGTACCCTTTTACTATTTCATATAACGCAGTTTTACAAAACCTAGTAAGAGTCGTCCCCTCCAAATACAAGGATTATGGCGGGCGGGGCAAAAAACAAAAACAGAAAAAAAACCTCGATGATCTGTCGTCGACGGGTGCCGCCGTCGAAGGAATAATGAAATTAGTGAAGCAGAATGACAAATACAAGAATGCGAATAACACCGGTGGGAGCACCGGCGGGCTTCCCGACAAAAAAATTATAGAAGATTTCATATTAAAAATATTAAAATATATGGGGGACGAGGCGCATAGTGTGAATGTAGAATATATATCCAAGCTTACACGAGAATGCAATAACGGAGTTATAACACCCATTGTATTTGTCGAAGATCGAATTTTAATGACAAGACTTATAAGTCGTAAACAATGCTTCATAGCTAATAGTGTTGACGCTTTCCATGATCTCCCTCAATATATTACGATAAAATCCGCGTTAGGGAACGTGGATAGCGACTTATCCAAACTCACGGATAAGAAGAAAATAAACGAATATTTAAAAAAAAATATTTTTATACTTCATAATAACATACCACCAACTAAAACTGCGATTCTAGATAAAATTAATTCGATTAATAAATGGGAGGAAA